TTCGGCATGGAGATTGATCCGATCTATTGCGATGTCATCGTCAGGCGGTGGGAGGAGTTCACAGGCAAGAAGACGGAATTGATTCGGGGCAAATGACTCAAGGCAAACAGGATATCACGGCGATTGCCCGCAAGCAGCGGCATCTATCGCTATTGCGGAAGGTCAAAGAGAATCAGACTCTGATCGCTGCGGAACTGGGGGAGCTTCAGGGCTATGAATCACAACCTCCATCGACAAAAGAAAATCGCAAATCGCAAATCGCAAATCATAAATCTCAGCGGTCCCCGCTAACGGAGGCGGAGTCGCAGCGTCTGGGTTACGAGTACAAGGACCTCGCCGAGGCGGACGCCGCCAGCGGCATTCGGCCGAATTTGTCGAAGTACTTCTCGCGGCATCCGCGGCTTCGCAAGGCCTACGACCGCGGGCGGCTGCTGCGGTACCTGGTGGAGCTGGCGCCGAAGGCGTTGATTTACGACTCGGCGCGCCGGATGAAGGACCTGGGCTTTAGCCAGTTCGAATCGGCCCAGAATTTGCGGGATTTTCTCGACGGCGACGCGGAGGCGCGGGAATTGTGGGAGACGGCGAGAGTCAACGCCTGGATCAAGAACCGCGAATCGCTGGAAAAAAAGGCGGGCGAGGGCGACGTGGCGGCGATCAAGCTGATGGAGCGATGGGCCCAGGACCGGCAGCGCGAGGGCGGCGAGGCGGGGGCGGCGAATTTCAGCCGGGTCGGGGTCAATCAAACGGCCGAGCTGCTCCACGTGACGCGGGAGACGATTCATGAATGGCGCACAGAAAAGGGCTTGCCGGTGAATATCGACGGCACGTTCGACCTATATCGGGCGATCCCGTGGTGGGGAGATTTCAAGCTTAAGCAAGCGGTGCGGGGTCGTGACGCGGTCAGCCCGCTTAACCCCTTTCAGGCGGTCAAGACGGAACGCGAGCGCTTGCAGCTCGAGAAGGACCGCGGCGAATTGATCGAGCGCGAGGCGGTGATTGCTTTTCAGGTCGTGATGATGCAGAACGTCGTCAATGCTTTCCACGGCGCCGCGGACCTGGCCAATCGCGTCTTCGGCCAGCCGCGTGAGGAGATCGTCGCCCGGCTGGAGGAGTTCGGCGATGAGGTGATGGCGAAATTTCAGCACGTGCCGGCGGAACTGAAGCTCTCGGATCGGGCCCTGACAAAGCTGACCGAGTTGTACGAGGCAATCAAGCCTCAGAGGGATGCGGATAAATTAGCCACAGAGGACACAGAGATCACAGAGAAATGATTCAAATCGAAAATCGAAAATCAGAAATCGAAAATCTGCGAAGCGAGGCGCTTCGCTACTTCCGTCCCATGGCGATGCCGGTGGAGGTTCTGGGGGTCCTGGCGCCGCGAAGAAAAGAGCACATGTTGGACTGGATGCAGCAGTATTACATCTTGCCGGAAAAATCCAGCCGCATCAAGGGGCCGTGGCGGCTCTCCGTGACGCCGTACTGGCGGATCGTCATCGAATGGCTGTGCGATCTGACGACGCGGGTGATCTGGGTCCTTGCCTGCACGCAGTCGGGCAAATCGACCATTTTCGGCGGCTGGATGGGCTACATCATCGACGTGGACCCGGGGCCGATGAAGATCGTACTGCCCGATGAGAAGGTCATCAAAAAACGAATCAAACGCCTCAAGCCGGCGTTCGAGAGCAGCCCGCGAATCCTGCGCCACTTGGGCGGGGACATCCGCAATCTCTTGATCGGCGAGCCGACGGACCTGGACAATATGCAGTTGATTCTCGCCTGGCCGACCAGCCCGATCACGCTTTCGGACGATCCGTCGCGCTACATCGGGGGCGACGAGGTGGCGCTATGGGTCGCCGATATCAAGGAGGACACCGACGCGATCAGCTTGTTGGATAACCGGGTCCGGACCTACCAGTCGATCAGCAAGCAGTTCTATGTCACCTCGCCGAAAAACAAGGGCGACCTGGCCGACATCAATTTCGAGAATTGCCAGAAATGGACGATCCATATTTGCTGCCCTCGGTGCGGCCTGTATCACGAGGCGAGCTGGTGGAACGTAAAACTTGATAAGAATCCGGATAAAACGTTCCTGCCGGCCGCCCACTATACCCGGGGCAAGGTCCGTCATAGTCACTACACCTGCCCGGCCTGCGCGGGCCGATGGTCGGAATTGGAGCGTAAGGCGGCGATCTCAGCCTGCCGGGCCTGCCCCGAAGGCTGTAGCATCGGAGCCGACGGCGAAATCGTCGGCGATTGGGAGGACTCCACGCATAAGGCGCTGCGCGTGCCGGCGGTCCTGGTCGATCCGATGTTCACGACGGTCGATCAGCTCGCGTCCGAGTGGGTCATCGCCGACGCGCACCGCAAGGCGGGCAATATCCTGCCGCTGCGGAATTTCTGGAACAATCAAATGGCCGAGGCCTGGGAGCAGCGGGAGCGGGCGACGAGCCTGACGGAGCTCCAGAAGCACGTGGGGGAGTACTCGATGCAGAATCGCCTCGTGCCGCGTAAGGTGCAGATGATCTGTCACGGCATCGACGTGCAGATCGACTGCGTCTGGGTCGTCACCAAGGGGTACGGGTTTCGCAACGAGCAGTGGCTGCTGTGGGCGGGCCGGCTGGAGACGGGCCATACGGGCAAGGCCGAGAACTGGGACCTGGTCGAACAATATGTCCGCAGCGAATGGGTCTCAAAGGAGGATGAAACCGTTCGCTATTATGCCAGCCGGGCGGCGGTGGACTGCCGCTATCAGCGAGATGAGGAATCGGCGGTGGTCTATGATTTCTGCCTGCGCTTCCCGGAAGGGGCCGTGATCCCGGTGATGGGCTACGGCCGGGAGCGGATGCACGCCAGTCTCTATAAGGCCCGGCCGGTGGCCGGCAAGGCGATGCGGCGCTTCGATCTGAACGTCGATGCGGCCAAGGACCGGCTTTGGCAGGCGATCTACGACAAAGAAAAAGAGCCGGGCCCGGGCTATCTGCACCTTCCGAACGATCTGCCCGAGTCGTTGGCTCGCCAGCTCGCCAGCGAGGCCCAGCTCATCAAGCGGGCCCGCAGCGGCCGCGAAATGGTCGTCTGGGTCAAAAAAGAAGGTTATCGCGAGAACCATATTTGGGACGCGAATCTCTACTGCGATCTGGCGGCCGAGCTGTCCGGCGTCTTCAGCCTTCAGGATATGGACTATGTCCAGGCCGTGAGGGGCCGGTTGCAAAAACGCCAGGGCCAGCCGAAAGAGCCGAGTGGATATTGGGATGGAATGCCGAGCCTATGAATGGTTTTCTTGATGATCTGCCGGATTTGGGGCTTCCCGATCCGCCTGTGAGAAGGCGACGACCGCCGCCTGAACGGGATGAGAAAGATACGCCCGTTGTCTATTACGTCAAGGTCAAATGCCCCAAGTGCGATTCGGACGATTGCCCGATTTATTCGAGTGAGGTGCCGATCCGGTATCATAAATGCCGTGCTTGTGGCCTCACGTTCAAAAGTATCGAGCGGAAATAAATTTTCATGTTGTTACCAGATTCTGGTAAAGAGCCTCTTTTCATCTTCCGGATAGAGAGTACATTTATGTGAAAACCAAAAGAAAATTACGGGCATAGGCGGAGTAGCTGCCGCCGAGATGCTGTAATCATCGAGCCTATTACAGGGGCTTCGGTGAAGACCTGAACAACCTTCAGGTTTTTACTGAGGCCCCTTTTTCTTTTGGTCAATCGGAAATTGATTATGGCCACGTTAGCGGAACAGTTGGCAAGCGTTCAGACCGCCATTGCGGCGGTCGAGTCGGGGGCCCAGAGCTATACCGACAATGATGGGCAGACGTTGACCTATCCATCGCTTGATATTCTCTACAAGCGAGAAGAGCGGCTACTGCGCAACATCGCGAGCGGAAATAGCGGGCGAATCAGGGTGGCGGAGTTTTAAATGGTCGAGCGTAAATCTTCATTTTGGCGGCGATTCTCGGAGGCTGTAGATGGTCCGGTTGGCGTGCTTTCGCCCCGCCTGGCCCGGCAGCGGCAGGCCTATCGCTTCGCCTATGACGTGCTTGACCGCAGCCGCCTGCGAAAGAAGCGGCCATTCGGCGTGCAATCGGGTGACCGGGATCTGAGTGAAAGAACGCTCAATGAGCTTAGACAGATCGCCCGGGATTTGAGCTCGAACAACCCGCTGGTCAAGGGGCTGTTTCGCAAGCTCGCCACAAACGTCGTCGGCACATCGACGCGGATACAGGCCCGCACCGCCGACAAGGGCTGGAACGAGGCCGCCGAACAAGCAGTCAAAGAAGAAATGGTCGATGTTCCCTGCGATGTCACGGGTCGGTTCAATTTTCACGCCTATCTGCGCAAGAGCTATTACCGTTATGGCCAGGATGGAGATATCTTCACCGTGTTGACCGATGAGGGTCCCCAGGCTTATCAGGGTGAATGCTGCGGTACGCCTTACGGCTCAAAAGTCGAGATCGATCCGCAATTCTACGAGATTCATAATGGCGTCGCTTTCAGTAAGCAGAGGGGAAGATTGATCGGCTACTTTATCGGCAAGCCGAACAAGTGGGGCTACATCCAGCCGGGCGGTTATCTCAAGTATCCCGCCGAGCAGGTCCATCACATGTTCAATCCGGAACGGTTCGATCATAGCCGCGGCGAGCCGATGCTGACCAGCGCCGTTCTGATTATCGACCAGTTGTTCGGCTATATCGATGCCGAGTTGGTCGCTGCGAAGATCAATGCCTGCTTCCCTCTCGTAGCCAAAACATACGATAAGAACGCGATGACGGGATCCATGGGCAACTTGAACACCTCTCGCGGAACGGATGCGAAAGATGACTACCAGCGGCCGCTCGTTCGGATGGAGCCCGGTCAGATATGGGAAGGCGATCCAGGCGAGGATTTAGCGGCCCTCGGTGCCGCCCGCCCGGCCCAGGCGTTCGATCCGTTCGTGATGCGGATGCTCATGTTCGTCGGTTGCCCGCTGTGCTTGCCGTTGATGCTGACGACGGGGGACTTCTCGCATGCAACGTTTATGAACGGTCGCTTCGCCTACAATGAAGCGCGGGCCTTCTGGCGCGACGAGCAGGAGCTGATCGTCCGGCCCTTGATACGGCGACTATGGATGTGGAAGATCCGGCAACTCATCGACCGCGGCGAGCTCAAAGAGCGTGACGATTGGGCCGCGCATCAGATTTATCTCAAGCGCTGGCCTTACGTCGATCCGTACCGCGAGGCCCAGGCCGACAAGATTAACCTCGAAAACGGCACGACGACGCGGACGGAGATCGTCGCCCGGCAGGAAGGTCTGGACTGGTCCGAGGAAGTCTGGCCGGAGCGGGTCAAAGAGGAAGAGACGATCCGCGACAGCGGCGTGACGCTGACGCCGCAAAAACAACCGCCGCAGAATAATGGAGGCAAAGACTGATGCCCTGCGAAAAAGACATGAACGAATCGCCGATGAACGCATGTTTGTTCGGGCTGTCCGAAGGTGGCGATCTGCACTTCGCCGAGGCGGACAGCAAACCCGGTTTTTCAATCGTCGGTTATTCCGGCGCTATCATCAAGGACCACTGGTATTGGGGCGACGTCGCGTTCGATTTGAAGGGCCTCAAATTCGCCAAGAAGCGCACGCCCGTCCTCGAGGAGCATTTCACGAGCAATAGAATCGGTTTTGCCACGAAGCAGGACATCGGCGAGCAGGTGACGTTCGAGGGCGTCTTTCTCGATAACGAGGCGGCCCGTCAGATGGCGGGCGATCTGAAGGCGGGTTTCCCGATGGAGGCGTCGATCTACGTACCGCCGTTGGTCGTGGAAATGGTCGCGAAGGACGCCAGCGTCGAGGTCAACGGCAGGACGCTCAAGGGCCCGGGCGCCGTCTTCCGTCAGGCGGTCATCAAGGAAGTCTCGATGTGCGTCTTCGGCGCCGACAGCCATACCCAATCCGTGGCACACGCCGAAAATCATAAAGCCAACGTAACATTCAATCTTATTAAGGAGAAATCAACAATGGCACCAGAACAATTGACCATAGAAACCTTCGCCCAGCAGTATCCGGACATCCGGGCGGCGGTCTTTGCCGCCGGCAAGGCCGAGGGCAAAACCGAAGGCGAGCAGGCCGGCAAGCAGCGCTTCGCCGAATTGCAGAAAGTCTGCGGCGACGATGCAGTGCTGCTCGTGCAGTGCCTGGCCGAGGGCAAGAGCGGCGCCGAGGCGTCGGCCCTGCGGATGGGCAAGCTGCAGGCGGAGGCGAAACGGCTGGCCGACGAGAACGCGGCGCTCAAGGCGAAGAGAGTCGATCCGGCCATCACGGAGTTCAATGACGGGGCCCCGGCACCGGGGACGGGCGACAAGTTCGATGAGGGCAAGGCGACCGACGAGCAGCTCAAAACTCATTACGAGCAGACGCAGGATTTGAAAGAGCAGTTCAAATCGGTGGCGGCCTACATCGCCTATGTCAAAAACGACGTGAGAGAATCGTAAACAGCGCTCTGCCAGATGTTGTTGCGTTTATGGATGCAGTTTGGCGCTGAACGATTAGTAATCATCAAAACAGAATTAAAGGAGAACAATTATGGCACTTATAGTTGATACGCCAATGACGCGCATTTTGGGTGATTTATCCCAACTGCCCGTCGCCCAGTTGACCACCCTCTTGGAGGGGTCAATGCTGGCCGATAACGGCTCCGGCTACGCCGTCGCCCTGACGGCCGGCCTGGCGTTTCGAGGCCATTCGGTCGAACACTGCGACAATTCGACCGGCGGCAATGGGGCCGTTGCGGTCAAGCGGCTCCGGGGCCGG